CTATCACCCAGTAGGTCTTAAGTACGCAGTTTCAACAGTCAATCCAAACAGAACTGTATTGGAGACAGTTGGTTCATGGTCGAAAGTGTATGAGACAAAGAACATAGGTATTGTTCGTGCAACAAACGTATCTAATCAGGATTAATCATGCCTTCATTATTTGACGTAACTGCTGGGTCTTTAGTAGGCCCAACAGATGGTGGAACTGTTACTCAGGCCACAAACAAATCAACAGGTGTAACTCTAAACACAGAGTCTGGTCAAATCACAATGAACAATGCACAGCTTGACGCTGGCACAGAAGTATCTTTCACAGTAACTAACAGCAAGATTGCAGCAACAGATGTTGTTGTAGCTTGTCATGGTTCTGCTGGAACTGCTGGTTCATATTTGGTAAATGCAAATGCGATAGCTGCTGGATCTTTTGCGGTCACAGTTTCAAACGTATCTGCTGGAAACCTTAGTGAAGCTATTGTTATTAACTTTGTTGCTCTAAAGGGTGCATCAAGCTAATGGCAATGTTCGCTTTTAGGCGAATGAGAGAACAAAATGGGGCTGCTCAAAAGGCAGCTTCACTTGTTCAAACTCTAGAAAAGCCAAAACCAAAATCTAAGCCCAAAAAGGTAAAACTCAATGGCGATAACTCTTGATGCTACTGTTGGCGGTGCTAACGCAAACACTTATATAGGTCTTTCTGACGCAAACTCTTTTATTGAAGGGCTTGTTCTTAGTGATGACGCTGCGGCATGGGATAACTCATCAACCGACAACAAAAATCGTGCGCTTTTTACAGCAGCCCAGAGAATAGACAGAGAGAAGTTCTTAGGAGCTAGGGTGTCTGATACTCAAGCTTTGGAGTGGCCTAGATCAGGAGTAAGGAAGCCTGACACATACACCAACCTGTATGGTTTGAGTTTTCCAAATAGATTAGTTGCTGATTATTACCTTGATACTGAAATCCCAGACAGGGTGAAACACGCACAGGTCATCTTGGCTGTTTATCTAAACAACAATAGGAATGGGTTAGAACTAAGCGGCTTGGAGGATTTTGCTGCTGTAAGTATTGGAAATATAAATGTGACCCCAAGATTTTATGGGGCTACTGGTATTGATCGTATTCCACCGATAGTTGATCATTACTTGATGGGTATTAGAATAGGTGGAAGAGCAAACTTATCAATCAAGAGGTCTTAAAGTGAACTACGGCTACCAATACCCAGCAGGGTTAATCATTACAGATACAAATGCCCACACAGGCAGATTTGGCAAGGTGCATTGTTTATCTAATGCAGAGGTAACTCTTGTTGCTGAGAACTTAACAGAGAATGGTTCTTCAACTATCAATGGCATCACAATGAAATCATCTTCAGAGATTGAAGGTGTTATTACAAGCATCACTCTTGCAAGTGGTCAGGTTATAGCTTATTCATTATGAGCCTTGCTAATGCACTAAAAAAAGCCGCCAGTGCTTCACTGAAGAAGCTTGGTGGTGATGTGACTATCAGACAAGTGACAACAGGTGCATATAACACTACAACTGGAGCTATCACAGAATCTACATCTGATACCACTATCAAAGGTGCATTAAGTAATGTTTCGAGAAATCAAGTTAATGATTTGATTGAATCACAAGATAAGTTGCTTACTATATCTGCTGGTGATCTTACATTTACTCCTACAACAAAAGACAGAGTGGTTATTAGTAATGTTGAATTTAAAATTATTCAAGTTCTTATAAATGAGCAAAATAATACTGCTGTAAGTTTTGATTTGATTCTGAGGTAATTATGACAAGAAAAATCAGAATAGATCAGATAGATGATGTAATGAGAGAAGCAGTAGAAAATCTTGTACACGCTACAACTTTTGAATGGACAAGGAGAGTTAAAAAAGCAACACCAGTTGATACTGGCAGACTTAGATCAGCATGGCAAACAGATGTAAAACCATTTGAAGGCACAATTATTAATAATGTTGTTTATGCAGAGCCTGTCTGCTTTGGTGTTAACTTGCCACCATCATGGGGTGGTGTTTATAGGACAAGACAAAAAACAGTTGCTGGGTTTCCAGAGCTTATTGGAAAAGAATTAGAAAGATATGCTAGAAAAGAATATGAAAAGATTAAGAGAGGCATTTAGATGGCCGCTGTAGATTTAAACACCGTAAGATCAACAATCGAGGCTAGGTTAGCCACAGAACTCGCTTCAAGCCCTGCTGTGCCTGTTGTTTTCAATAATATGAGCTTTGATTCAACTACTGAAGATAGCTTTGTTCAATGCGTTACAAGCTTTGGTGCAAATGAATATTTAACTCAAGGCGATACAACTAATGCTTTCAATAGTATTACTGGATTAATTTTGTTAAATGTATTTACTGAAGAAAACATAGGAGCAGGTGCTAATTTCACTATTTGCAAACGTCTTAGGGACTTATACAATAGGGTGACTGTTTCTAATGTAATTTTTGATTCACCTGTAGGCCCTGAGATATTTACATCTAGTCCAGAAGGTAAGTTTCAAACACAGATTAGAATTACATTTGAAATCTATGAGGATCTTTAACTATGGAAATTACAGAAAAAATGCTTGATGCTATTGAAGCTGTAAAAGGCAGAAGAGAGCCACAATATTGGGACAATCAATGCAGAAGATATATGGAAAAACAAGAATCAGTTAAAAAAGCTGTAAAAAAAGCAGAAAAGAGTTAAGATAATTATAAATCTTTCTTTTAATTGTTATGGCTGCTGTTAAAGGTGATGTGGGTCAAGTCAAATTTGATGATGGTGGCTCATCCGTAAACCCAGTGCTAGGTACTAGATCATGGTCTATGTCTATCACCAAAGATACTCAAGAAACAACTGTACAAGGTGACACCTTTAAGAAATTTGTTGGTGGACTTATTGAGGGTGAGGGGTCTGCTGAATTAGTTTATGACTCTGCTGCCTCTGGTGAGACTGCTACATTTATGGATGGAGTATTAACAACAGGTGATGCCGCTACTGCTGCCTTTGAACTATTCCCAGACAGTGCTAGTGGTTCTGCTAAAATTAGTTTTACTGGTTTAATTACAAACTTTGATATGGGTGCAAGCATGGGTGACATCCAGACAATAAACATCACATTCAAACCATCTGGAACTATTACTTCAGCTATTTAATTTTTTAAAATTCTTCGCATTTATTTATGGCAAACCAAAGAACCGCAGACCTTCTCATTGATGGTTTCAAAGATGAGATGACGACTAGACGCAAGTATGAATTAAAGGATTCATCTGGCAAAGTCTTAGCAGTTTTATATTTTCCTCCGATCACTAGATTTGACAGGCAAAAAGCACAACAGTTAGCTGGAACTGATGAAGCTTTGACTGTTTCTACTCAGCTGCTTTGTAAAATGGCACAGAAGGAAGATGGTACTCCAGCTTTTGATATGTCAGATGCACCAATATTACAAAGATCATTACCAGAAAAGGTTTTAAATGAACTTGAATTATTTTTATTTGATATTCAATTAGACCTTGATACTGCAAAAAAAGAATAAAAGGGGATAACTGGTTAAATTTTGAGTTTTTCCTAGCAACAGAACTTGGCAAGACATTACAAGAATTAAGAAATAGCCTTACAGAAGAAGAGCTAATATATTGGGCTGCATATTATGAGGTTAAAAATGATAGAGAAAAACAGCAAATGAATCGTCAAAAAGCAAATAGGAGGTAATATATAATAAAGACTTTTTTTATTTGTGGCACAGGCTAATGTAAAACTTACTGTTGATGCCACCAGTGCGACAAGAGCATTACAGGGTGTACAAAATCAAACTAATCAATTACAAAAAGCATTTGGTGGTCTTAAAACGGCATTACTTGGGATTGGATTTGTTGCTGTAACTAAAAATATTGTATCTACGACAGTTGAATATCAAAAACTCGAACAGAGATTAAAGGTTTTAACCGCAACAAACGGTCAATATGCGGAGTCTGTGGAACTTGCAAGACAAGCACAGGTTAAATTTGGTTTAAGTGGAACTGAAGCTCTTGAAGCCATAACTAACCTACAGGCAAGGCTTGGAACTTTAGGAGTTTCAATGCAAGATATGACAACAATATTTAATGGATTTAATACAGCAGCAATATTATCTGGAGCATCTACACAGGAACAGGTTGGAGCAATGAGGCAGTTAATACAGGCTTTAGGTTCTGGTGTTTTGCGTGGTGATGAATTTAACAGTATTGCTGAACAAATGTCGGCAATACAAGGGCCAATAGCAAAACAATTAGGAATTAATGTCGATCAATTAAGAGAGTTTGCACATCAAGGAAAGATTACAAAAGAAATTGTTATTGCAGCTTTTAGAGAAATAGAAAAAGAAGGATCAAAAGCACTCAAAGAATTAATAAAAAATGATCCATCAATGACATTTAAAGTTTTAAATAATTCCATAGAAATGTTATCTATAGAGTTAGGTAAAATTTTTGTGCCAGCAGTTTTAGATGGTGTTACGGCTTTGTCTGCTTTAGTTAGGGCAGTAGGTAACTTTATAAACTCTGATGCTGGTCAAGCAGCCTTGATACTCTCAGGAATAGCATTAGGTGTTAAAGGAATATCTGTTGCTTATGCAACTGCTCAAATTGCTCTTTCTAGCTTGGCTTTTAATTTAAGTCATATTGGTGTTCAAGCGATAATTGCACAACAAGGATTAACTGGATATTCTGCTCGACTTTTACTTGCAACAAAAAGTACAACAGCTTTAACTATTGCTACTGGTGCATTAACTATTGCTATGAAAGCATTGCCAGTAGTAGCTCTTGCAGGTGGATTTGTTTTTTTAACTAAATCAATAATCCGAAGTATTAATAAACAAAAAGAATTTAATAGAATAATGACAGAGGGTTCAGTAGAGGAACTACAAGGGCAGTTAGATAAGGCGGTTGAAAAATATTTAAAATTAGAGGAAGAATTAGAGAGAATAAGTGAGTCAGGTAATTTTATAGAAAAGCTTTTTGTAGAAAATGATGGTCAAAAAATATTAGAGGAGGCTGGCGAAGAAATAAGAAAAATTGTAAATCGAATTACAGAAGTTCAAGATGAGGCTAAAGAATCTCTTTTCAAAAAAGATTTAAAAGATTTAAAAGATGTAAATAAATCATTAAAAGATAGAGAGGCTTTATTAAAACTTGGAACAGAGGAAGAAAGAGAAGCTCTAGCACTTGTACAAAAAATGGAAGATTTTAAAACTAAATTTGCTGGGATGGATTTGACAGAATTGGAAACACTTATAAAAGATAATCAAGAATTAGAAAAGAAAATTGAAAATTTAGAAAAAGCAGAAGAGGCCGCTAAAGCATTAGATAAACAATTTGAACAAATAGGTAAAAGTATAGAAGATAGTATTGTTTCTAATCTTGCTGATGCTGTAGAAGGTACAAAGACATTAGCAGAAGCAGCCGTTAACGTATTAAATAAACTAAAACGTAAGTTGATTGAAGTTGCTATACAGAGAGCAATTTCTGGTTTGAATATAGGTGGCAGTATCGGTGATTTCCTAAAAGATGTATTTAAGGCAGAAGGAGGGCCAGTTAATCGTGGAAGAAGTTATATAGTAGGAGAAAGAGGGCCAGAAATGTTTGTTCCTAATACATCAGGTACAATTGTGCCAAATAATAGCCTTGCTATGGGTGGAGGTGGTGTTACAAATGTCATTACTGTAAATGTTGATAGTTCTAGTTCAGATGTACAAAGTAATGATGGTCAAGCAAACCAGTTTGGTGAGGCATTAGCAGCAGCTATTCAAGCTGAATTAATAAATCAAAAACGTGCTGGTGGGCTTTTATCTAACACATAATCATGGCAACTTTTCCTTCAATCACTCCACAATATTCTGGCTTTAGAAAAGCAAGCAGACCAAATGTAACTATTGTGCGTTTTGCAGACGGATATGAACAGCGTCAAATGGTGGGCATAGCGGCTCATCAAAACCCTAAAATATTTACTTTAATATTTAATGTAAGCGAAACAGATGCAGACACTATAGAAACTTTCCTTGATGCTAGGGCGATTGATCAAGAAAGTTTTGATTACACTCCAAATGGAGAATCAAGTTCAATGAAATTTGTCTGTGAAAATTGGAGTAAAAATATACCTTATAACAACAGAGCAATAATAAATGCGACATTTAGGGAGGTATTTGAAGCGTAATGGCGATACCTACTGATGAGCTACAAAAGACAAATCCTAGTGCAAAGATTGAATTGTTTGAAATTCATTTAGTTTCTGCAATACATGGAAGCAGTGACATTAAAAGGTTTTTTAATGGTTACGGAGATAATTCTTTTAATAATTTAATTTTTCAAAGTCAGTCATATACTGCAATTCCTATTGAGGCTAATGGTTTTAAATATGCTGCCACTAGAACAACTTTGCCTAGACCGACAGTAAGAATAAGTAATTTAGATTCAACTATTTCAGCTTTGATGACACAAGCTAATCTTGCAACACCAAAAAATGACTTAAATTCAGCAAAATTTATCCGTAAAGTTACTTTGATGAAATATCTAGATAATGAAAATTTTGAAGGTAATACTAATCCATATGGAACTCCATCAAATACTACTTATGATGAGGAGATATATTTTATTGATCGTAAAACTGTAGAGAGTAAAATGTTTGTTGAATTTGAATTAGCTTTGAATCTTGACTTGCAAAACAGAAAAGCACCGAAGAGAATAATAACAAGAAATGATTTCCCTTCTGTTGGTACGTTTGTATGAATAACTGGCAAGAGCAAGCACTACATCATGCAAAGACTTCTTTACCAGATGAGTCCTGTGGGTTAGTAATTGATATTGATGGGGTAGAGCAGTATTTCCCTTGCAATAACATAGCCATAGAAGGTGCAACATCTTTTACGATTGATCCTGATGATTGGGCTAGAGCAGAAGAAATTGGAACTGTTTTACATATTTGTCACTCACACCCAAATGGTGATTTGACTGCATCAGAGGAGGATATAAAAAATTGTAATTTTATGGGTTTATCTTGGTTTATTTTTGATCCAGAAAATGATCAATTTACAGAATTAAAACCACTTGAGTTAAAGCCTATGCTTAAAAAAGAATTGTTTATTGATCGTGAAAGAAAAGAAGGAGAAGAAGGTCTAAGAAAAATAAAAGTGTATGGAAGATTAGCTCAAATGGTTGGGTGGCATACTAATTACGCAGATGTAAAGAATATGAAAGATGCTATAAAATTTATTACTTGTAATCATCCAGAGACAGAGGGACATTTAACAAATCATCTTTATCGAGTAGTTATAAATGATGAGATTGTAAAAGATGTGGATGAGTTAATAATGAATACCGAAGGAGAAATGAAGATTATCCCTATAGTGTCAGGTTCTTGGTTTTTTCTTGCGGCGGCATTTTTAGGTGCTGGTGCGGCAACAACGGCCATTGGTGGTTTCTTTGCAACAAAAATAGGTCTTGCTATATCATCAGCTTTAACAATTACAGGTGCTTCAATGGCGATTCAAGGGGTAACTAATATGTTATTCCCACAACAGCAACCTAATGTTGGAGATATGTCTAGTGGTTTAAGTGAGACTGATACCAGAGTTAATTATTCTTTTAGTGGCATCCAGAACGTCAGCCGTAGTGGTGTTTGCGTACCTTTGATATATGGAGAGGTGTTTTGCGGCTCTATAGTGGTGTCATCTGGAACTGACACTGCCCCAGTATTTAGGAGTTAACATGACAATTCCAAGCAATGTTAATAACTTTGGCAGTAATGCTAATTTCAACAAATACGGTCAAGAGGGAATAAGCTATTACGATTCAGAGATGAAAGATGGCGAGATCGGTTCTCGTCAATTTGTAACTACAGTGGATGTTCTTGCAGACGGTGAATTGGCTGGATTTCCTTCTGCTATTGATGCTGGTCTGACACAAGGAACAAATGATTATAATGTAGCTGCCTTAAAAGACGTATTTTTAAACAATACACAGGTATTACAACAGTCCGCACCAAATACAAACCCTGCTGACAGTGATTTTAATTTTGGTACATCAATAGCTAATAGACCAGCTTTTATCCCTCGTTTTGGTACTGCTTCACAGACAAGAATACAAGGTCTTAATGAAACAGAAAGAGAAAGAGCCGTTGGGGTAACAGTTACAACATCAAGTCCACAAACCGTTACGATTACTGATACTTCTACAGAAGGCATAAGAGTGACACTTGGTTTTCCCTCTTTGCAAAAGATAGAAAGTGATGGAAATATCTCAGGTACAAGAGTTGACTACAAGATAGAAGTAAAAGATCAGGCAAGCACAGTAATAAAACAGATTTTGCCTAATTTTGATGGGCAAACAGTAAATTCAGCATTTTTAGCTAAAAGTTCAACTGGTGCATTTGTTACAGGTAAAACTACATCTCCATATTTTAAAGATCACATAATATTCTTACCAGAAGATATTGAAAATTCAGACTTTCCTTTAACAGTTACAGTTACACGCACAACGGCAGATAGTTCGGACAGTTTATTACTTAATGCTTTTGAACTTACATCAATCACAGAATTAGTTTTTGATCCTACTGCTTTTGCCAATACTGCTGTTGCAGCCTTACGTTTTGATGCTGAAATCTTCAGATCTGTTCCACAACGTATGTACAGAGTTCGTGGTCGTAAAGTTAAAATCCCACATAATGCGACTGTCAGAGCAGATGGCAGTTTATCTTTTGACGGTGGCTTCAACGGTACACTTAAAACGGATAAGGAATATTGCAATGATCCAGCTTGGGTGCTTTATGATTTATTAACTGAATCAAGGGCGGGTTTTGGTGATTTTGTTTCTGAAGATCAGGTAGATAAGTATTCTTTTTATAATGCGTCTGTTTATAATTCTGAGCTAATAAATAACGGTCAAGGAGGTACTTCCCCAAGATTTAGTGCAAATATTGTTTTACAGCAAAGCACAGAGGCTTTTACATTGTTGAACCAAGTTGCTTCAATGATGAGAGCAAATCTTTATGTAGTAGCGAATAAAATTACCCTTACTCAGGACAGACCAACATCAAGCACTTACTTTTTTTCTTATGCAAATGTTACTGAAGCTGGATTTGTTTATACAGGAGCTAGTCAAAGAACAAGAGATACAGTAATTAATGTTAAATATTTTGATAACAATGTCAGACAGTTTGATTATGTAACTGTTGAAGATACTGCATTGCAAGCTAAGTATGGCATACAAATCCGTAATATTGAAGCTATAGGCTGCTCTGATAAGGCACAAGCAAGGAGAATGGGTTTGTGGCACATATACACCCAAAACCAAGAAACGGAGACTGTGACCTTTACCACTGATGCCTCTGCTGGAACATTGATAAGACCTTCACAGATAATTACAATACAAGATCCTGTTCGTAGTAATTTAAGAAGATCAGGCAGAATAAAGACCGCCACTACAACACAAATAACGGTTGATAATGTCCTTGATCTACCTAACTCATCACAGACAGGAGATAAATTATTAGTAATATTATCTGACGGCTCTTTAGAAGAAAGAACAATATCTTCTATTAGTAGTGCTGTAATAACTGTTACTAGTGCTTTTAGCTCTGCGCCACAAACTAATGCTGTATGGTTACTTGAAAAAGAAGTTATAGAAACAGAGGATTTTAGGGTTCTTTCTGTTGATGAAGCGAATAATCAATATACAATCACAGCATTATTTCATAACTCTAATAAATACGCTTTTGTTGAAGATGGTGCAACAATTACAAATCCATTAATAACAACTTTAATTCAGCCTAAAGCTGCCCCAACAAACTTGCAGGGACAAGAAAATATTATTGTTTTAAATAATAGGGCTGTAAGTAAATTATTTATTACATGGCAACCAGTATCAGGTGTTACTCAATATTCTGTTAAATATAAATTCAATGGCGGAAATGTTATTACACGCATAACAACAAGTCCAGAATTTGAGATATTTGACTCTGAGTTAGGCACATATGAGTTTGAAGTCTTTAGCTACAATGCAGTACTTGAACCAAGTGTTACTCCAGCAGTTTTAACTTTTAATGCAGTCGGTAAAACAGCACCGCCAGCAAATGTACAAAATTTAAGGATTGAACCAATAAATGAAAAATTAATCAGATTAAGATGGGATGCTTCAACTGATGTTGATGTTTTGCATGGTGGTTTTTGTCGCATCAGATTTTCACAAAAAACAGATGGTAGCGGTACTTTTAGCTCTGCTACTGATATTGATAAATTGGCTGGAAACTCAACAGATGTAATTGTTCCATATGTTGAAGGTGAGTATCTTGTACGCTTTGTTGATGATCTCGGTAATTTAAGTCAGAGCAGTGCTTCTGTTGTAATTGATTTGCCAGATGCACAACCTAATTTAATTGCACAAACTAGAAGAGAAGATACTGATAGTCCTAAGTTTCAAGGAACAAAGAGCAACGTGCAGTTTGATGCTGTCACAAATAGTCTTAATTTAATTGGTGCTGGTAATTTTGATGACATAACGAATCTTGATTTAGTAGCAAGTCTTGATGACTTTGGTGGTTTGAGTTCTACTGGCACATATGATTTTGGTGGTGCGGCTGGCAGTACAACTCTTGATTTAGGCGGTGTTTTTGCTCTTGATCTTAAACAACATATATTTTCTACTGGTTTTTACCCTAATGATTTGTTTGATAGTAGAACAGCAAACATAGATACTTGGACTGATTTTGACGGTACTAATGCACTGGATGTTAACTGTGAATTGCAAGTTAGGTTTACTCAGGATGACCCTTCATCTGGATCACCTACATATACAGCTTTTCAGACTTTTGTAAATGGATTATTTAAAGGTAGAGGGTTTCAATTTAGAGCCTTACTATCAAGCAATGACCCTGCACAGGATATAAGAGTGACTGAGTTGGGATATACAGCCAGCTTCCAGAGAAGAACAGAACAGAGTGCAACAGCAATAAGCTCTGGTAGTGGAATTAAAAATATAAGTTTTTCACATCCTTTCTTTGTTGGTACATCAGCCCTTCTTGGTGCAAACTCAAATCTGCCTTCTATTGGTATCACTGCACAGAACATGGCAAGTGGTGATTATTTTGAAGTAACAAACGTAACTGGGAGTGGGTTTTCAGTCCATTTCAAAAACTCATCAAATGCTAGTATTAGTAGAAATTTTAACTTTACTGCGGTAGGATTTGGTAAAGGTAACTAATTAATTATGGCAAGAGTTAATAGTACAACCAAAGAGTCAGGAAATAATTTTAATGCCGCTAATGGTACTGGTGCTTTAGTAAGGGCTGCACTCAATGACATTTTTAGCGCATTAAGAACATTAAATTCTGGCTCTGGTGATCCTAGTGGGACAGGTAATGTAACGGCATATCAGCCACACATTAATACAACTACAAACGAATTAAAAATATCTAATGCTAGTAATAATGGTTTTATTACTTTAGGAAAAATTAACACAGCAAACTTTGGTCATGCTGATCTAGCAAGTGATAATACTTTTACAGGTAGAGCAACTTTCAGCGCAACTTCCTCAATCACTTTGCCTTCTGGTACTACTGCTCAGAGAGATGGCAGCCCTGCTGTGGGGATGCTGAGACACAATACCACGCTTAACCAGTTTGAAGGGTACAACAACGGACAATGGGGTGCTATCGGTGGAGGTGCTGGAGCTACAGGAGGAGGTACAGATGAAGTATTCTTTGAGAATGACCAAACTGCAACAACTTCTTACAGTATTACCGCTAATAAACACGCCCATAGCGTAAGTCCCACAATTAATAACGGAGTCACAATAACTGTGCCTTCTGGTGCAATCCTTGTTATCTTATAGTTATGCCTATTTCAATCAACGGATCAGGAACAGTTACAGGAATCTCAGTAGGAGGTTTGCCTGACGGAATAGTAGATACTGATATGCTTGCTGCTGGAGCAGTAACCGCAGCTAAAAGAGGTGCAGGTGCAATTCTTCAAGTTGTTTCTACAAATTTTACAGGGACTAGCTCTGTTAGTGTTCCTAATGGTTCACTAGCTGATACTCCAGCCTCAGTAACAATTACTTCAACAGCAGCTAATTCAAAATTTTTAATATCAGCAGGGATGAACGGTGAAGCTAGTTCCTCTGACCATGATTTTGGTTTTGTTTTAAGAAGAGTTATTGGTGGTAGCGGAACATCAATAAATATAGGAGGAAGTGCTGGTAGTAGACCACAAATAAGTTTTATGCAAAGCTTAGGATACTGGGATCAGGATGATGCTTCAACTCCATCTACTAGCGTATTAGCCCCATATTTAGATTCGCCTAGTCAAGCAGCAGGTACAGCAATAACATATAAAATTGCAGTAACGGGTCTTGGTACTACTGCTACGTTTTATTTTGGCTATACTGGAAGTAACCTTGATAATGCTAATAACGAGAGAACACCAAACCATATAACAGTTATGGAGGTAGCAGCATAATGGAATATGATCATCAGGCCATAAGAAAAGCGTATCCGAATGAGCTTTTGGAAATTGTTGATGGTGAAGGTATTTTTAAGATAAATACAGATAGAACTAAAGTTTTTACTGTAGATCAAACTAAAGTTGATACTGCAAGAACAGAATTAGACACAGAGGCAGCAAAAGTAAAGTATAAAACTGATAGAACAACTAATGGAAAAGTTACTTATGATTCTTGGAGAAATCAGTTGGCAATGTTGTATGACGATATGCTTGCAGGTAAACTAGATACAACTGGAACGTGGGCAACCCACATCAAAGCGGTTAAAGACGCTAATCCAAAACCTAGTTAATTATGGCAAGTATTAAGCTAAAACATAGCGGTGGAAATGGAGTTATCATAGCTGCTCCATCTAGCAATCCTGCATCTGATCGCACAATTACATTGCCATCAACTGCTGATGGAACAATGTTGACAACAACAAACCCAAAGGCAGGGAATATTATTCAAGTTGTACAGACATTAAAGGAGGATACATTTTCTACAACCTCAACCAGTTTTGTTGACTTCACAGGTATAAATGTTTCAATAACACCTTCCTCTAGTTCCAATAAAATATTAATTTTGATAAGTGTAAATATTGCGTGTGGTGGTACAAATGCAGATAAAAATGCAACTTTTCAATTATTAAGAGGTAGTTCTGTTATTCATACTTGTATGTCACAAAGACAAGCAAATATTTCAACTAATACATATTTTAATATGCGTGGAAATGTTATTTTTCTTGATTCTCCAAATACAACAAGTTCTACAACATATAAAATGCAGGGAAAACTAGCAGGAACAGGAACATTAACTGTAAATGATGATGCAGTTGGTGATTGCACAGTAACAGCAATGGAGATAGCAGCATAATGGCAAATCTAGACCATGAAGCAATAAGAAAAGCATATACTGATGCTGTTACTATTGATGATACTGCAGGTGCATTTGATAAAGATGGCAAATCTATTACCTTAGAACAAAGCAAGATTGATGCTGCACGAACAGCTATAGATTCTGATTATGCAAAAGTTAAATACAAAGATGACAGAAAACCTTTATATCCACT